CTATCACATCTTTGTTTACAAAGCGTGACTTCCATTTGTTGAGTTCAGCCAATGATTGCATAGCAATGACAGCCACTGTGTTATTTTCTACGAAAGGACGTGCTCTTAAGATACGTTGTGCCATGATGATCGATCCTTCATTGATAAGTTGTTGTTCCAACAAGAACACAGCGTCCTTATGGAATACGAGTTGACCCTCTGATGCTTTGCATCCCGCTAGGTCGTCACGGTGCTGATTAATCTTTTTGCCATAAACTTTAAGCTTGCCACGGCTTGCCTTTGGGCTAACAGCGACATCAAATCCTACGGCTTCAAGGTGCTGCCAATTCTGGGTTAGGGCCATTTGATTTTGCTCCGATTGGTTGATGTGAAAGAATAATAATGGCTTCGTAAGAAGTCAGCCATTATTTTCATTCATAAGAAAGATGCGCGTCAATCTTCTATTATGACAGTAGGGATTAGGGATTGTTCCAGCTTATATCTAGGATATAAAGGTAGGATATGGGGTAGGTTTTGAGAGTATGATTTACCCATAGGGTAGGGGGGATATGGTTGTACTTGACCCTTAAAGCGACGGTGGCGGCTCAGAAATCACACAATTTAATCGCAAAACAGGGGGAAGCTGACTATCAATCAGCTGGTTTGACCTATAAAACCCTTGGTTTACTGCGATTGTGGGGGGATAAGGTGAGCGAATGCGGGTCACCACGCCTCACAGCGATCATATACCCCCCTCATGCGGCTAATGCGGGGGTACGCAGGGGCCATGGGGGGCCTATACGTATATATATATGAAGTGTGCACAAAATCAGGTATTTCAACTGTATACCACATCACCATACACAGAGCCTACCACACATCATATTACAGATCGTACACCAGGACGGTACTATAGAGAACCTATGCCCCCCTGGATAGCAGATACTACCATAACATGTACATATTCTATTATAATAGTTATAGTAGCAATGGCAGAACCTAGCCAATGTGTGGAGTAGGGCCTCAAATCGTGTCAATGGGAAATCGTACATAGAGAGTGTTGCATAAATGTCACACTTAATCGATTATCTGCGGGCTACAGAGTTGCTGTATAATTTAATTTATACAGAGTGAGTCTTTCAGCTTGACTAAAGGTACAGGAAATGGGATAACTTGCAACTAAGGGGGGTATATAATAATATATCCTATGTAAAAACATAACCTTCAAAGAGTATTATCTTTATATATAATATAACTAAAACATATAAAGAATATTATAAGTTTAAACATACCAGCTTTAAGCCCTCCCTCTTAATACTGTTATAAACAAACATATAATAAACATATTATATAGAAGTTTACCCCCCTTACCCTGTAACTACTTTAACTTGCTTTGAGTTGTAACAAGATCAAGTGTAGGTGATTAGTTACTATTGACAAAATGTGTACTAACATGGTATAACTATGGCAAAAGTATCCTCAGATAATGTAGCAACTAAGAAAGACCCAGCTAAATGGGCAAGAGCTAAAGCAAAAGCTAAAGCTAAGATGGGTGGTAAGCATTCCGCAAGGGCTATGCAACTCGCTACTAAGTATTACAAAGATGATGGTGGTAGCTACACAGGAAATAAGAAGCCTGAGAATAAGTTATCTAAGTGGACAAAAGAAAAGTGGCAAACAAAATCTGGGAAACCCTCAAGCAAAACTGGAGAGCGATACCTTCCAAAGAAGGCAATAGAAGCATTGTCCCCCAAGGAGTATGCAGCAACCACAAAAGCAAAGCGCCAGGGGACTGCTGCCGGGAAGCAGTTCGTGAAGCAGCCAAAGGCTGTAGCTAAGAAAACAGCTAAGTTTAGAAATAAATCAGCAACAAGTAAGAAGGCATAGAATGGCTAATAAAACTGTATCTGCTCCTAGTGGGTTCCACTGGATGAAGTCAGGTAATAGCTACAAGCTCATGAAGGGGGAATACAAACCCCACGCTGGTGCTGTTAAGAAGGCATCTTTTGAAATTCAGAAGGTTCATAATCAGAAAGTTAATAAAGGGAATACCAAGTAATGGCTACAAAGGAAGAGGTACGTGCGCGTATAGCTAAGGCTAAAGCACTTAACAAAAGAACTAAGGAAAGAGCCATTGCTCGTAAGTCCATGACAGCTTCCACTGAGGGTGGCGAGTTCAGCAGTATCAAGAAGAGTGCAGATGCTACTGCATCTCGTAATAAGAAAGCTGATGCCGCTAAGAAGCGTACCGCTGCTATGGCTAAGCGTAAAGCTGACATTGCTGCTCGTAATGCAAAGGAAACAGCAGCTACTCCAAAGGCTAAGAAGGCAGCTGTTACTAAACGTGCATTAGCTACCATACCCAAAAAGGATACCCCAACAGCCACTAAGCCTAAGCCAGCTAAGAAGGTATCCACTACCACATCAGACTCTAAACCAACATCTATCGCAGCAGCTAAGAAAGCTGGATCTTTATATTACTATAAGGATGGTGTGAAGATGGCGGCTGTATATAAGTCTGATCTAAAAGATGGTGAATCATTACGTGAGTACATGAACCGTCAGCCCACCAAGACTGCTAGGAAGCGTCCCCCTTCTAAGCCTAAGCAAAAGAGTGTAGCGCAAGCAAGGCGATATAATAATGATAATTTTGGGGATAGGGGTTAAAACATGGCAGATTATACAGTTGTAGATTGGGTAAGCGTAGAGGGTACACTAGCTGTTGTAGCAGCAGCTATTGAAGTAAAGCTTGAGTCATTAGATAGCACAGACAACCCCCTCTACATATCAGAAATATTTCCAATAGGTAGAACAGTTGGGCCACCTGTAAAACAAGTATTCCAGGCTTGTATTATTTATAAGGGCTAACCTTTGATCAACACCTTACATGGGCAGGTCATGCCCACAGATAATGCTACACCTCATTTCTTATGGAGTGAGTTAGCATGTAAGTGTGGGTGTGGTTCAGCGTACATAGCACCAAGGGCATTAGAAAAACTTGAAGCATTGCGTAACATGGTAGGCTTACCATTTCAAATAAACAGTTGTGCTAGGTGTCCTAGGCATAACTCTCTAGTAGGGGGTGCTCCATTGAGTTTCCATCGATCTACTGAAAACTCCCCAACCAAGGCATTCGATATCAGCTTACGTACTGTAGATAAGGCTGATCTAATTAGTGCTGCTCGACGTGTGCAATTCAAGGGTATCGGTGTGAACTATAATTCTTTTGTCCATTGTGATGATAGATCTAATAAGGCTGAATGGTGAGAACGTACACATGACTAACATAGATATGACTGAATTTGAAGGCCACCTAAAAGCTGATGGCTTTGACGATGCTATCATGGGCTTAGGGAGTCGATGTGGGGAAAATGATGTCTTAGTCTATAGCGCACATAAGTGCATAGATATCCTAATTGATAGCAATAGCATGGAGCCAGATGAAGCCGCTGAATACTTTGAGTTCAATGTCCTAGGTTCATACGTAGGATCTGCAACTCCTATATTCTGTTGGGAGATTCAAAATGCTTAAAGTTATCTTGTCAGTCATAGATGTTTTGTTACGTAATCGCTAATGGTTAAAACCATAATGATAATCATGTTATTGCTCCATGATGGTAAAGTAGACTTCATCACAAAGGTCGTTTCTACATGTCCTTCAAAAGCAATAATTGAAATGAAATATGATAAGTTAAAGACACAGGGGGCTATCCACGATTGGTCTGCATTGTGTTTCGATGTCAATTTTGAAGAGAAGCCTGAGAGGTTAAAGGTTTAATAATGTTTGACGTACTGATGGGTATTGTATCGGGTGGGGCAACTGGAATATTTGGTAGTCTGCTAGGGCGTGTCGCTGGCATCTTTGAAGCTTCTCAAAAGCGTAAGAGCATGTCACTTGAGTTTGACCACGAGTTAAAGATGCAAGGTTTAAATCTACAAGCACGTAACCAAGAATTAGAGATCGAGGAGCGTATAGCATCTACGGAAACTGCTGCTTCAATGCGTTCAGCATCATATGGTCATGACACTGGGTACGGTAAGCCCAGCAAATGGGTAGTTAATATTCTCAGATTGGTAAGGCCATTCCTTACAGTCATGCTCTTAGCTCTCACTGTAATGGTATTTATTAACGTACATGATGAGGGGCTGAAGGTTAATGTAATTAATCAGATCCTGTTCATGACAAGTATGGCACTTAGCTGGTGGTGGGGTGATAGATCCCCCAACAAGTCTCACAAGTGAATACGGCTAGACAATTAACAGAACAGCAGCAACGGTTCCTTAATGTTCTTTTTGATTCATGTGATGGCGATATCAAGTGGGCGATGCGTGAAGCTGGTTACTCTGATAATATTCCTTCTTCTACTGTTACCCGTAGCCTTAAGTCTGAGATCTTGGAGAAGACAAAAGAATACCTCGCTTCCAAAGCCCCACAGGCTGCAACGAAATTGGTAGGAGTTATGACAGACCCTACACGCCTGGGTAACAAAGAACTGATGATGGCTGCACAACAAGTGTTGGATCGTATTGGTGTAATTAAGACTGAAGGCTTACAGGTTCAATCAGCTAATGGAGTTATGATACTACCTCCAAAGAAAGAAGAAATTGAGGACGATGAGTGAAGCACCAGTTAGGAAAGGTACTGCGAAAGTGTGGGATCTTCCTGTTGGTCCCATTAATACAAACGGTGAATACGTTCCGATACCGAAGAGATCAAGGACGATACCCTTTGGTTACGAGGTTTCTCCTGAAGATCCGTATATCCTATTACCACTGGTTGATGAATTGGTTGCTCTTGAAGAAGCGGCTAAATTTATAAGACATAAACAGTACAGCATAAGGCAAGTTGCTCATTGGTTGTCGGAGATTACTGGCAGGAGCATTAGTCATTCTGGATTAGATAAGAGATTAAAAGTTGAGCGAAAGAGAAAGCGCAAAAAGAAAACTCTCGCAAAAGATGAAGCTCACCTTAGAGCAATCATCAATGCCCAAGAAAAAATCAACAAAACACTTGGGAACAAAGAACAATCGCCCAAGAGCGAAGCGAGAGCCGAAACCAGAACCTAAGATTATTGAAGCGACTCATGAGGAAGTGTCTGTACTCATTGATAGCGTACCCGCTGAGTCTCGTTCAGATATAATCTTTAAGCCTAACGATGGTCCACAGACTGACTTCCTGTCTGCATCAGAACGTGAGGTATTATATGGGGGTTCAGCTGGTGGGGGTAAAACCTACGCAATGGTTACAGACCCCCTACGGTACTGTGGGGTTAAAGCTTTCAACGGTCTACTACTACGTAGATCAACAGATGAATTAAGAGAGATCGTTTCTGTATCTCAGGACTTATACCCATTGGTATACCCTGGTTCAAAGTGGTCTGAGCGAAAGTCCTTATGGACATTCCCCTCTGGAGCTACGCTCTGGATGACCTACTTAGATAGAGATGAAGATGTTAAGCGTTACCAAGGACAAGCTTTTAATTGGGTTGGGTTCGATGAGCTAACACAATACCCGACTCCATATCCTTGGAACTACATGCGATCACGGTTACGTACTACAAGTCCTGAGTTACCACTGTGTATGAGGGCAACTACAAACCCAGGTGGCCCAGGTCATGGGTGGGTAAAAAAGATGTTTATAGACCCATCCCCATCCAATACTCCTTTTTGGGCTACAGATATCGAGACAGGTAATAGACTAGAGTACCCCAGCAGCCACAGTAGGCGAGGTGAGGGTTTGTTTAAGCGCAGGTTTATCCCTGCATCTTTATTCGATAACCCATACTTAACAGCAGATGGCGAGTATGAAGCTAACCTACTATCGATGCCTGAAGTACAACGTAGGCAGCTACTAGAAGGTAGTTGGGATATCGCAGAAGGGGCTGCGTTCACTGAGTGGAACAGAGATATCCATGTAGTTAACCCATTTGATATCCCACATAACTGGGTAAAGTTTAGAGCATGTGATTATGGATACGGAAGTTTTTCAGCTGTTCTTTGGTTTGCTGTTACTCCAGCTGGTCAACTGGTTGTCTATAGAGAACTGTATGTATCTAAGGTGTTGGCTGTAGATTTGGCTGATATGATTCTTGATTTAGAAAGTGAAGATGGGCAGATCTACTATGGCGTACTTGATAGTTCTTTGTGGCACAAACGTGGAGACACTGGCCCCTCACTTGCTGAACAGATGGTAAGCAGGGGGTGTCGATGGAGGCCCTCAGATCGTAGCAAGGGTAGTCGGATAGCAGGCAAAAATGAACTGCATAGAAGACTCCGCATGGATGAGTTCACAGAGGAAGCTGACATTGTTTTCTTTAATACATGCGTACACTCGATAGCCCAACTTCCTATTATCCCTTTGGATAAAAAGAACCCAGAAGATATCGATACTAAAAGTGAAGACCACATATACGATGCCTTACGCTATGGCATCATGAGTAGACCAAGAGGCGATCTTTTCTCATTCAATCCAAGTCTTGAGAAACGTGGTGCTCCTATGTCTGACGCAAAGTTTGGATACTAAATGGCCCAATTAATAGAGGATGACTTAATCGAGAATGCTGAAGCAATTGCCTTAGAGGATACAGACGATGCATTAGGGGATGACGCACCATTGGATGGTGTCCTGTCACATGTTGATTCAGCAATGCGGCGGGCAGAAGATGGTAAGCTTTACGATGAGCAAAGAGCGTTACAAGCGTACCGAAATTACCGTGGCATCTATGGTCCTGATGTTATGTTTACAGATACGGAGCGCAGCCGTGTGTTCATAAAGGTCACAAAGACTAAAGTACTAGCTGCATACCAACAGATCACTGACGTATTATTCTCTAACCAGAAGTTTCCTCTTTCAATTGAACCAACTACTTTACCAGAGAATGTTGCAGAGTCTGTCCACTTTGATCCTGGCGCACCAGAGGGAGTAAAGGATGAAGATGAAGCTTCTCCATTTGGCTATGCAGGTGATGGTAAAGAGATGCAGGCAGGTGCATCGATACACAACATTAAAGATCGTTTAGGCCCTCTAACAAATAAGCTTAAAGATCTGATGGGAATTAAAGAAGGTGAGGGTAAAACGCCTACCTCACAAACTTTGCACCCTGCATCTATTGCTGCAAAGAAGATGGAGAAAAAGATACACGATCAGCTTGAAGAAGGCTCAGCATCTAAGCATCTACGTGCGACTGTATTTGAAAGCGTCTTGCTCGGCACAGGCGTTATGCAGGGTCCATTCGCAGAGTCTAAAGAGTATCCTAATTGGGATGCAGCAGGGGAATACACACCTGTGTTTAAGACGATGCCTAAGAGTGAGAACGTGTCCTTTTGGGATAGCTATCCTGATCCTGATGCACGTAATGCAGAGGAGCTAACCTACTTTATCCGTAGACGCAGGATGTCACGCAACAAGCTACGTGCTTTGAAAAAACGTCCACACTTTCGTAAGGATGTTATTGAGCAAGTAATTCTCAACGGTGAAGAGTACCAGAAAAAGTATTGGGAAGATGATCTAAAAGACTACGGTGACACCTCAGAAGTTAATCGTTTTGAAGTCCTAGAATACTGGGGCTTTATAGACAAAGAGACTGCTGAAGATGAGGGTATAGATATACCTGAGCAGTTTAAAGATACGGATGAGTTGCAAGTAAATGTATGGGTATGTCAGAACCATATACTCAGGTTTGTGCTCAACCCATTTAAGCCACAACGTATTCCATTCTATATCATCCCTTATGAACTCAACCCTTATTCCATATTCGGTATTGGTGTAGCTGAGAACATGGATGATACCCAAACATTAATGAATGGATTTATGCGAATGGCGGTAGATAACGCTGTTCTGTCTGGCAACTTAATCATTGAGATTGATGAGACTAACTTAGTTCCAGGCCAAGACACAGATGTATATCCTGGTAAAGTATTTCGTAGACAAGGTGGAGCACCAGGACAAGCCATCTTTGGCACTAAGTATCCGAACATCAGCAATGAGAATATGCAGATGTTCGATAAGGCAAGGCAACTTGCGGATGAAAGCACAGGCTTACCATCCTTTTCTCATGGTCAAACAGGCGTACAGGGAATAGGTCGGACAGCAGCTGGCATCTCCATGCTGATGAATGCCGCTGCTGGATCAATAAAGAGTGTCGTAAAGAACTACGATGACTACTTACTGAGGCCTCTAGGGGAAGGGTACTTCTCGTTTAATATGCAGTTTGACTTTGATGAATCGATACAAGGTGACTTAGAAGTTAAGGCACGGGGTACAGATGCGTTAATGGCAAACGAAGTTCGTAGTCAACGACTGACATCGTTCCTGCAAGTAGGAAGTTCAGAAGCGTTAACACCATACGTTAAATTCCCATACCTACTGCAAGAGATTGCGAAGTCTATGCAATTAGATGCTGATAAGGTAACAAACTCGCCAGAAGAAACAGCACGTATCATGGCGTTACAAGCTCAGAATAACCCACAACCCCCTGCACCCGCTGCTCCAGCAGGTGCTGACCCATCAGACATGACAGGTTCTGGAGGTGGGACCATCGGTGCAAGTGCAGTTCCAGTTCCAGGTATGGACCAGTTCTCAGGAAACCCAGTAAATGCCCCTGCCCAAGGAAATATCCCAGCCCCTCAAGCCGCTGGTAACGAACAAACCCCTACTTGATGCGGTGAATGCCTACATTAATCTCCGCATAGATGAAGTAAATAAGATACTACAAGATGCTGAAAGTGATGTTGAGATGCGTAGATCACAAGGTGGAGCAAGGGAGTTAAAGCGTATGCTCAACATAAGAGAAGAAGTTTTAGCAGGAGACAAATAGATGGCCCACGAGAACTCAATTACGGTTAGAGCAGGTGCGGATAGATTCATCAATATTCCATCTGTAGTGGGGGGTATGCAGGTATCCAATGAGGAAGCTGAAAAAGCATACCTAATGGGCCAAACAGAAGCGTTGTCTGATGCACAAGGCAATTCAACATGGACTAATATAGAAGATGCCGTATCTGCTGCTAAGGCTAGGTCAGAGGATACTGATCCAAGTAACTACGCAGAAGGTGGGTTAGTAGCTGCTTCAGAGGGTACTGAGTATCTACGTGAAAAACTTTTCCAAGGGGAAGATGATTACTTTAAAGATAACCCAAACGTAGCTGGTATGGCAGCTGAAGATAATAAGGTAATATTAAATCCCTATTCTAAAAACTCAAAGGAAGAGCAGGGCGCTGTTTATAGTAATGAGTTATCGAGAATAGCTATGCGTATGAGTAAAGATAAACCTACCTTTGCACTAACCCCTGAGCAGGTAGAGCAATTTAGAGGCACATCATATGAGGGTAATGACGATGCCATGCGTCAGACTATTGCAGCTAGAATATACTCAAATGACCCATCAGCTGGTAGACCTACAGATGAGCAGATGCAATACGCAGACAAGCTAAAGGGCATGGTTAATATGATACAAAATAATAAAAAAACTAACTATGCAGAAGGGGGTATGATAGATCCTATCAGTGGCAATGAAGTACCACCTGGAGCACTCCCCCAAGAAGTACGTGACGATATCCCTATCAATGTATCAGAAGGGGAGTTCATCTTTCCAGCCAATGCTGTCAGGTTCTTTGGCGTAGGTAAACTTGAAGGTATGGTGCAATCCGCTAATAAGAAATTAGAGGAGATGGAAGCGGGGGGACGTATGGGGGGTGAGGCTCCTTTAGGTAATAACTTTGCTGAAGGGGGACAAGTACAAGGATTCACAAACAGGACTCAAGTTCTTCCATTCAACAATCCTGAAACAGGTAGATCTATCCTTATTACATTCATTGATGGCAAGCCTATCTTTACGATACCTGATGGCTTTGTTAGGGGTGCAGCCCCTGAAGAAGATACTTCTGCAACACCTGCAACACCTGCAACACCTGAAGCTATATCTGAAGTTGTAGCGCCTTCATCAAATACCCCAGCTATGCTCAAACGTAAAATTCAACAGCAAATTAGTGAAGGGCTGGGGGAATCAGACTTTAACTTTGAAGATTCAAGTGGCCTAACAGACGCACAGGCTTCTTTTGCTCCTGGTAAAGATGCTGATGGGCAGATGACAGGAATGGATCTGTATGGTGAGGATGATATTGGGTACACTAAAGAGAGAACACCCTCTGCTATAGAAGAAGGTATGAGTGTCTACCAAGCTCAACAAGAAGATATATCAAATAGTAGATATAATGCTGCTCAAACATTGACTCCAGTGTCTTTTGTAGCGGCTGGCCTCACGGCACTTGCAGGTGCTGACGCTGAAGGAAAAGCTAATGAAATTACAAATATGAGGGGTAACCCTAAAGATGGGTATCCAAATTTGCCTACAACATCTATAGGGGTCGCTGGCGATTTTGTTCGTGACGCACCTAAGAGGGCATTTAATGCAGTTACTAGTCCGTTCAGTAAAAATACTACTAAAATGGTAAGCAGAACACCATTTGAAATAGACGATGAAGAAAAAAAGAGGAGGGATGCAGAATACAATGCACCGATTGACCTGAACGCTCTTTCACTACAAGCAGATAAAGATGCAGCAGATGCTTCATGGAAATCAGAAAATGAGGATGCGAGATCGCAAGAACAAGCGCAAACTATGGTTTATTCCAACTCGGTTGCCAGCCTTAACGAGGGCCTAGGTGGCGATGGGCAGCTTGGAGGATGGGACGATGGATACGGTGCTGGTGCATCAGGTGTTACTGGAGAGGGTGACATGGATTACGGTGGACAAGATGACCCTGACTACAGCTTTAATCGGGGTGGCCTTGTAAAAAGAAGAAAGCGTAGGAAGTGACGTTAAGTTAAACACTTCAATTAGCTGGCAACCTAGCCCCCTGTACACACAGACTACGGTAGCCCCAGTAAGGAAAACTAAATGCCAAAAATTATAAGTCCAAAAGGCAAAGTAACTAAATTACCATATACAGCCGCAGGTATGAAAAAAGCTGCTGCAATGAAAAAAGCAGGATCTAAAGTAGCCATGAACAAAGGTGGATTGATGGCTAAGAAAAAGAAGTCGGGGTATTAAGATATGGCTGAAATTCAAGAAGCAGTCGTACAAGATGAACCTAAAGTTGCGTTTATGTCTAAGCGGTATGGTCGGGACTTGGACAAGGAAGAAAAAGAACTAGCTGAGTTAGAGGCTTCAAATTCTCCTAAAGAAGAAACAGAAGAAGAGAAGCTGGAAGCCGTTGAGCCAAAGGGTGCAGAAGAAAAGACTTGGAAAAAACGTCATGGAGATCTTCGTAGGCACAGTCAAAAAGAAAAAGATGCATTTGAAGAACGTATCACAAAACTTGAGGTACAACTTTCTGAGGCATCCCGTGAAAGCATCAAGCTTCCAAAGACAGATGAGGAGCTAGAAGAGTGGGCTACTGAGTATCCTGATGTAGCTAAAATCGTTGAGACAATAGCTATGAAGAAGGCTAAGGAAATCAGTTCATCATTAGATGAGAGGATGGCTATTCTAGATAAAAAGTCTCAAGCTAGTGAGCAAGCTACTGCTAAGGCTCAATTGATAGAGTTACATCCAGACTTTGAAGAGATAAATGATTTAGATGAATTTCATGAGTGGAGTGAAGAGCAGCCCCAGTGGGTGCAACATGCTCTATTTGAGAACCCTGATGACCCAAGGTCAGCTGCTAGAGCGATTGACTTATTTAAGATCGATGTAGGATGGGGCAATGATAAGAAAAAAGCCAAGAGAAAATCTTCAGAGAAACAAGCAGCTGCTAATATCTCTATTAATAATGATAAAGGAGATATCATTGCTGAAGATAATTCGGGTTCTTTCAGTGAAAGTCAGATCAACCTAATGTCACAAGATGAGTATGAGAGTAATGAAGAAGCAATAAATGCTGCTATCATGTCAGGTAAACTTATTTATGATATGTCAGGTGCTGCAAGGTGACAATTAACTATTGACTAAATACTCAATAATATGGTATAACTATGTAATCTAGTCGCGCTACATAGAATAATAATAATTAGCGACTAACCCTTCTTACAAAAAGCCCCATTAACTTTTATGGTAACCTTGCGTAAGAACGTATCCAAACAGCTATCCATGACGTAGAGCCTCTTCGGATTGATCCTCCTGAAAGAACACCTCTTACCACAAGGCCCTGTGACGGAACACTATCGAGAACATGGCGTTATTAATACGCATTAGAGATGCTTTAAAAGGAATATTAAAATGGCATTTCCTACCGCTAGTGGGCATGGCAACCTGCCCAACGGAAATTTCTCACCCGTCATCTACTCCAAGAAAACTCAAATGGCTTTTCGGAAGAGTGCTGTGTGTGAGGCAATTACAAACAATGACTACTTCGGAGAGATCTCCAATCTAGGTGATACGGTTCACATTATTAAAGAGCCTGAGATCACAGTACAAAACTATGAGCGTGGCACTCAGATTCAAGCACAAGACTTGTCTGATGATGACTTCACGTTAGTAGTCGATAAGTCTCTATACTTTGCATTCAAAGTTGATGACATCGAAGAAAAGCACTCCCATGTTAACTGGCAATCTCTGGCAACAGACCGTGCGGGTTATCGAATGAAAGACAGCTACGATGAAGAAGTACTAGGCTATATGTCTGGTTACAAACGTGCTGCTGGAGTTTTACATGGGCCAGCAGGGGCTGCACGAGTTGCAGGTGACAAGTCTGGTACTGACCCAATTCCTGTCGGAGCAGATGGCTTCTTAGCCTCTATGCACATCGATGAAGGTACATTTGGTGGTTCTGGTGGAACTGAAATTTCTATCTCAGCTGATGGTACAGGCACTGGTGTAGATGCTACGCCATTACAAATAATGAACCGCATGAAGCGTCTACTAGATCAACAACAAGTCCCACAAGATGGACGTTGGTTTGTAGGCGATCCTGTGTTTTGGGAAGTCCTTGAAGATGAAGACTCCAAACTTGTAAATCGGGACTTCGATCAAAAGGGTGATACGGTTTTGCGTAATGGGTTGCAGTTCTCTGGCAAGCTTCGTGGCTTCCAGTGCTACAATTCAACAAACCTTCCATCCATTGTCGGTGGTCCAGGTGCAGCCACGTCATCTTCTTATGGCGTCCTGCTTGCAGGTCATCAAGCCGCTGTCGCTACTGCCAACCAAATCAACAAAACAGAGTCATATCGTGACCCTGATAGCTTCGCAGACATAGTGCGCGGCATGAACATGTACGGACGGAAGATTCTTCGCCCAGAGGCGCTGACTCGTGCCATCTACCGTATCATATAAAGGGGATATAAAATGGCTACTGTTAATGTTGCATTAAACCCGAATGCTACTACGCATTCATCTCGACACGGCAAAACCCGTATGCCCTACCTCGTTGAGGCATACGTAGACATGGCGGTTGTCACTACTAAAAAAGGTGGTGCTATCGCAGCTGCGGATGTTATCCAATGTATTACAGTGCCAGCGCAAACTGCACTGCTATACGGTGGACTAGAAGTTATCACAGCTACAGACGCTGGTGCTGCTGACCTAACCCTTGATTGGGGATACGGTGGCGATGATGATTTATTCGTTGTTGCTATGGACTGCGATAGTGGTTCAGCAGCTGGATCAGTGAGTGCTGGTGCTGCTACTAACTTTGCTGGCCTAGCCGTTACTACTGCACAGGATACCTTAGACTTAGTAACAGCTGGTACTGGTGTAGACGTAACCACAGGTTTGATCAGATGTTGGGCCTTGGTTATGGATATCTCAGATCATTCAAATGACATCCCAGCGGCAGATCGTGATTATTTGTCCTAGTTAAGAATTGTGGGAAGTTGAGAAATCTTCTTCCCACATTTTCTATTACTTTTCCATTTGAAGAGCTTGGTAATGAGAACTCTTTATGACTTACAATTTTCTAAGTTTGACCAACGAACTTCTTACGAGGTTAAACGAACCTGTCCTTACATCAACAACCTTTGCAGGTTCTCGTGGTATCCAAACCCAAGCTAAGAGTGCCGTTAACTCATCCATACGTCACGTCAACCAATCTGAATTCTCATGGCCTTTCAATCATACAACGGCCTCTGTTACAGTATCTCCAGGAAAAACTAGGTATACTGCTCCCGCATCATTTAAAACTATAGCATACAACACATTCCGCATACGTAATGACGGGGATGGTAATGAAGCTCGTAAATTAAACAAGATAGACTACAACGATTATATTACTAAATTCTTCTTTCAAGAAGATAATGCAAAAGTAACTCTCCTCAGTAGCGCAGTTAGTAATAGCGTAACAACTGTTCCCGTGGATAGTACCGCTGGTTTCAGTGCCACTGGTGATATCCAAATAGAAGATGAGGTCATTACCTACACAGGCGTATCATCAACTTCATTCACTGGTTGCACCCGTGCAGCAAGTTCTACTTCAGCTGTCACTCATGTAGACAACTCTGTAGTTTCTCAGTTCTCAGGTGGGGGGACACCAACAAACGTATTTCGCACCCCCGATAATAATTATGGGTTCTATCCCTTCCCGAACAAAACTTATCTAATAGATTTTGAATACTATAATCAGCCTACAGACCTGTCTGGACATGGTGATGTTCCCACTGTCCCTGAAGCTTACCTGAGCGTGGTCGTAGATGGTGCTATGTATTACCTCTATCAGTACAGACAGGATAATCAGACAGCTGCTATTTCTCTAGATAGATTTGAGAAGGGTGTTAAGAACATGCGTACCCTACTGATTAACAATTACGATTACCTTCGATCACATTATAACCCTCGCGCACATGGCTCAGGCAACATGGCAAGTAGGTATAATTTCTAATGGCAGAGATTGTACCCTTTGTATTTTCTCTATCAGGTGGCCTAGTCCTAAATAAATCAAGCTTTGAGATTAACCCAGGGGCTGCTGTTGAGTTGCAGAATTTTGAACCTTCGATACGAGGGGGGTATCGCCGCATCAATGGCTATGTAAAATTCAATTCTACATTAGTTCCATTTACAGGATCGGCAGCAGAGAAAGTTTTAATGTCTGCTATATTTGGTAATAAAATTATAGCTGCTCGTGGTGAGAAAATATTTACTGGAGGAAAAACAGGTGTATGGACACAGATAGATACAGGTCGAACAGGTGCTAAACGATATAGTTTTGAACGCTTTAATTTTAACGGGACAGACAAGATTGTATTTGCAGATGGTGCTAATCACGCTAGTACATGGGACGGCACTAATCTCGTAGATTTAAATGGGGCATCAGGTAGTGGGGCAGGGACTGCACCCTCTGCTCCTCAACACATAACCATATTTAAAGACCACATATTCTTCGCAGACTCTACTACAAACACAGTTACATTTAGTGCACCTTTTTCTGAAAATGATTTCACTTCAAACAATGGGTCAGGGACTATCAAGATTGATAGCACCATTGTTGGAATGAAAGTTTTCCGTGAAGAGTTATACATTTTTGGTGAAACTAGGATATTTAAGTTAACAGGAAGTTCACTTTCTAACTTTGCCATGCAGCCTGTAGCGAGAAGCATTGGGTGTGTTAGCGGATTTACCATTCAGGAATTTGCAGGTGACCTAGTTTACCTTGGGCCTGATGGATTGAGAACTATTGCTGGTACATCCAGAATTGGTGACGTTGAACTTGGAACTATTAGTCAAGCAGTACGCCCACTTTTTGCTGAGCAGCCAGACCCTGAGCTATTTGAATCTTTAGTCATACCGTCAAAGACACAATATCGAATATTCTTTTGTAATGATGGTAGATTAGAGCGCGAAACTAAAGGGATCGTATGTGTCCTCAAGGGTGAGGGGTATGAGTTTTCCGAGTTAAGGGGAATCAAACCTTCTTCTACCGACACAGACAGGTTGTCAGGGATAGAGACAGTCATACACGGTGGGTATGATGGTTTTATATACCAGCAAGAAAAAGGTAATAGTTTTGATGGTTCTGAAATTGAAGGAACATTTCGATCTCCTGATTTAATGATGGGGGATGCAGGTCTGCACAAATCCTTTACTCACCTACTTATTAACTATTCGCCAGAGTCTGTGGTCAACGCAACAATAGCTTTAAAGTACGACTACTCTGTAGACACAGCAGTTAACCCCGCACCTTACCCGCTATCCGTATCAAGTCTTGTTTCAGTTTATGGAACCCAAGTTTATGGAACTGGGATTTATGGTGGAGCAAGTGATCCTGTTTTGAGACAGCCTATTGAAGGCTCAGGTAATGCAGTAGCGATAAGAATAGTAGATGACGGGACAACCTCTAGTCCATATACGATGCGAGGTTTCCAATTGGAGTTCAGCGCAGGAACACGACGATAAAAGGATAAGACAATGGTAGGTTACGTACTACAGAAAAAACTTAGCATGAATGAACTAAAGAAAGTCTATGCAGCATTTAGACCTTCTACTGGGCATACCCATGATGGAACTACAGATGGGGATGGTGCAGAGGTCAGTCACCAAACTGCAATTAATACAGGAACACCAGGGGCCAATGTAACGGCTGTTACCTATGGAACAGGTATTAACAACACCGTTGTACTTACACTCACCAACATAGCTCTAACGGTTGGTCACAGTGCTGACTTGGGTGTTGGTTCTTTAATTTGGACTGCGCCAGCAGGTAACATAACAATAAAGAATGCCTACATCCAGGTGAACTTGAGTGGTGTTTCGACAACAAACGACACCCCAGAAGTTGGACTTGGAACAGTCATTGCTTCTGGTGCTGTTACTGCATTAAACGGCACAGCCACTTTTGAGAATATCCTTACAGGAACTGCTGCACCTGATACCAACGGTACAGATGAGATCTCTCAAGTAGGCACTGTCTTAAACATACTTACAGGCGCTGCACACACGGTGCACTTGAACTATGCAGATGGCTGGGCAGCTAACGCAGATAAGATAGCAGCTGTGAACGGAACTGTTGTTCTCGAATACCGTTACAATGCTGCTTAATATAGGAAAATAAAATGGCGGGTTACACACGGCAAGAGAGTTTTACCACTGGCGATATCATACAATCTGATGATACGAACAATGAGTTTGACCAGATCCTCGCAGCATTTTCTTCATCATCTGGACACAAGCATGATGGGACAGCAGCTGAGGGGCCAGTGCTTCCTCTAATTGGTGATGCAGGTAGCTCTACCCCTTTAAACAAAGTCCTCATTGATTCCTCAAATGATTTTATTGAGTTCTTTGTAGATGTATCTGGAACATCTACTCAGCAAGCGTTTATATCTGATGGCGCGATACTGCCAACTACAACTAACGATATCAACTTGGGTGGTGCATCTAATGCTTTCAAAAGCCTATTCTTAACCACATCAATTGTTTCAGCTGGTGGTATAATTCTTGATGCAGGTACAGCAGCTACTGGAATAAGCTATACAGATAGTGGCACTGAGCTTCTACGCTTTCACAACAGTGGAAGTAACGTAATCGTTGAATCTAAAGTATCCGATAAAGATATTATCTTCAAAGGTAATGACGGGGGATCTGTTGTTACAGCACTGACTATCGACATGTCTGATGCAGGTCGTGTGATAGCTGGTGGCAACATGACTGTAACAGGGGATCTAACTGTTTCAGGCGATGATTTCTTCATGGCTACTAACACGGCAGGGCATCTCTTAGTAGGGGATGGAACTAACTATACCCCCGTTGCTGTATCTGGTGATGCAACATTAGCAGCTTCAGGTGCTGTTGCCATAGCGGCTGATGCAGTTACTTATGCAAAGATGCAAAACCTTGCAACTGCCAATAGGGTCTTAGGCTCAACTTCAACTGGTTTAATTGGTGAGACACAAATAGTTGCGGCGATGATGGCAGCAAACTCTGTTGACTCAGATCAGTATGTAGACGGCTCTATTGATAACGCACACTTAGCTGATGACGCAGTAGGTGCTGATGAGTTAGCTGCAAACGCTGTAGTAAATGCAAGCGTAGCATCTGGTGCAGCTATCGCCGTAAATAAAACTGCTCTGGTAGCTGGTACTAATATAACACTAGCAACTAACACTCTTAATGTAGACGATGCTTTTTTAATTAATAGTGGAGATGACACAACAAGCGGTGTTATTACTTCTGCTGGCTATACAGCTAACGTAGCTGCTGGTTCAGGTGACGTAGCCCTCAATTTACAATCAGGTGGCACAACAAAGTTTGTAATAGGAATTGATGACAGTGACAGTGATATCTTTAAGATACACTCCTCTACTGCATTAGCTGATACAAGTGACTTTGAAATGACAGCAGCAGGTGTTGCATCATTTGCTAGTACTTTAAATGTTGGTGCAGACCTAGTAGTAACAGGTGACTTAACAGTTAATGGAGATACTGTAACTGTAAATACTGCAACACTTTCAGTAGAAGACCCTCTTATTATTTTAGCTTCAGGGAATGGTGGGGCTGATAGTGTAGACATTGGCCTTTATGGCCTGTACGACACTTCAGGATCACAAGACCTCTTTAGTGGATTGTTTAGAGATGCAAACGATAGTGGTAAATGGAAGTTATTTAAAGACCTACAAGTTGCCCCTACTACTACCGTTAACACCAGCGGTACAGGCTATGCCATAGGTACACTAATTGCTAACATCGAGGGTGGTTCAGTTACTGGAATTACTGACATTGTTGTAGCAGATGGTGGTACAGGAGTATCAACCCTTACAGATGGTGGTATACTTTTAGGATCAGGTACTGGTGCAATAACTGCTATGGCGGTTCTAACTGATGGGCAAATGATAGTAGGAGATGGAACTACTGACCCTGTAGCTGAAAGTGGTGCAACACTACGAACAAGTATAGGTGTAGGTACAGGGGATAGTCCACAGGTAACAGGCATCGAACTAGGACATGCTACTGACTCTACTATAACAAGAATATCTGCTGGTATATTAGCGATTGAAGGTTCTAATATTATCATGGCTTCTAATACTTCATCTGCTACAGCAGCAGGTATAGTTGAATTAGCCACGGATGCTGAATCAATTGCAGGAACAGACGCTGCCCGCGCAGTTACACCCGCCTCATTACACGCTAAGACAGCAAGCGCGACTGTCATTGGCTTAGTAGAACTAGCAACAGATGCGGAAGCTGTGACAGGTAGTGACACTGCTAGAGCATTAACTCCAGCTAATTTAGCTGCTGTTAGAGAAGAAAATGTAGTTCTTTCAGAAGCAAAATCTGTAAATATATCAACGCCATTACTCGGAACTACTGACCACACTTTTACAGGGCTATCAGCACAAATGTTAGCTGGTGGAGCAATAGCAGCTTTTAAATTAGTTTGTATCCACACGACAACATCAGAAGTTGTCACAGCAGATGCAAGCGCATACGCGACGGCTAGAGTGCTAGGAATAGCTCCTGCCGCAATCGGAGATACTGCAACGGGAACAGTACTGCTGCAAGGATTCATAAGGGATGATACATTTAATTTCACAACAGGATCAACATTGTACCTCTCAGAAACGGCAGGAGCTATGACACACACAGCACCAACTACAGATGGCGCATTTGTTAATGTAGTTGGAGTAGCACTTAGCCCTGACGTTGTTTACATAAACCCAAGTATGGATGTGATTGAGCACGCATAATGGCAAATGCAATTGAAAAATTTAACACTATTGCACTAGGTGATATAGAAAAGATTAATACTATATCATCAGGCGATATTGAAAACCTTAATACTCTTGAATTTTCTGCTTTCACGCATACGGTCGCTACCGGGGGGTCTATAACCACTGATGGCGATTTCAAAGTGCATACGTTTAATTCTGGTGGCACGTTTACGGTAACGACACTTGGTTCAGACGCTGTTGTAGAATACTTGGTTATCGCAGGAGGCGGCGGTGGCGGTGCTTATATCGGTGGCGGTGGCGGTGCTGGCGGTCATAGGTCTGGAACGGGTTTAGCAATTACAGGTGGAAGCCACTCGGTAACTGTTGGATCAGGTGGTTCTGGAGGCACAAATACATCTGGTGCGCCGGGACAAGGATCAAACTCTGTATTTAACGGGATCACATCATCAGGTGGTGGACGAGGCGGTTACTTCAGTGGTTCGTGGGGTACAGGTGCTTCTGGTGGATCAGGTGGTGGTGGCGGTCTTGGCTCAAAATCTGGTGGCGGCAGTACCTCGTATGGAAACAACGGCGGCACCGGGGGGCCTAATACTGGTGTATCTTCAGCGGCGGCGGGAGGCGGCGGTGCTGGTTCTGCTGGCACTAACGGGGTCAACAACAATGCTGGGGATGGTGGCTCAGGAAAAGCGAGTAGCATTACCGGATCGTCGGTCACGAAATGTGGAGGCGGCGGAGGCGGAGGTCACAACTTTGGAGCTAACGGATATGCTGGTAGTGGCGGCGGTGGCGCGGGTAAATCCACAAATTCGGGTGGCACTGGTGGTGCAGGAACAGCAAACACTGGATCAGGCGGTGGCGGTGCTGGCGTAGGCTACAATGGCGGCGCGGGGGGCTCTGGCATTGTCATAGTCCGTTATCGTTTTCAGGCTGCATAGGGCATAGATATGGCACATTACGCACAAATTAATAACAACATTGTTCATCAAGTCTTAGTGATGGACAACGAATGGACTGAACAAGAGATACAAGATTGGCTAACACCCAACGTGTCTTCTGACTCTTGGGTGCAGACTAGCTACAACAATAACATTCGCAAACAGTTTGCTGGCATTGGCATGACCTACGATGCAGTTAAGGATAAGTTTATAGCATCACAGCCATTCCCAAGTTGGGCATTAGACAGTAACGACGACTGGCAAGCTCCGACACCTATGCCTGTTGATGACAAGATGTATGAATGGGATGAAGACACTTTAGCTTGGGTTGAAATTGAATAAATAATGGTAGAACCAATCTCAGCAACACTTGCAGCTATTGCGCTGGTTAAAACGGGATTAGAACACGCCAGTGATCTAAAAGACATTGGGTCATCCATTGATAATTTACTGAGCCAAAGAGATCAGAAG